CTGCGGATCACGGATTCGGCGGTGTGCTTGATCGACTGCAGTTGGGCGATCGCGTTGTCGTCAGCCGCCGAGCCCAGCCCGAGGTAGCTCAGCGCCTCGGCCATCGTCGCGATCTCCGGCTGCCTGTGTATGGCCATTGCGAGTCCCTCTCCTGGCTTAGGGTTTTCCGACCGATCCGCCGATCGTGTCGATGATGTGGATGATGCCCCGCATGATCGGCAGAGTCGGGTCCGCGATCGGCGACGCCACCGAGTCGTCCACCACCGAGAACTCAACGTCGTAGGTCCCCGGTTGGATCGACTCGTTCTGGCCGATCGTGATCGCGACCCTGGCGGGCGTTGTCGCGGTCCCGCGGTCCAGGATGTCGATCCCGCTGCCGCCGGCAGTCGTCGCACCCCAGACTAGATCCAAGATCGGCGACGGGTCCATCGCTCCCCGCCCTGCCGCGAGCCTGATGTAGTCCGTGTCGTCCAGATTGACGACCGTCTCTCCGTTCGACTCGTACAGGTCGAAGTAGTGGACGGTCGTCCGGCCCAGGTAGAACGTTCGCTCGAAGCATGCGGCCATGTCATCGTCCCCCTGTGACGCTCGCGGCGCCCATCCTGCCGCCCGCAGCACTCGCTGCGCCCATTCTACCACCGGTGACGCTCGCCGGCCTCAGGTAGCTCCACCGCTTCCAGGAGAGCAATGCGGCCAACACCCTGGCGACCGTCTCCAGGTCCGTGTCCTGGCAGTCCATGACGTAGGCAAGCACTGGATGCAGAACGGTGTAGCCTGACGCCATGAACGGACTGTCCGTCGGGTTGTCTCCGCAGAGAGTCGCCGCCACGCAGAGCAACTCGTAGGCGTCCGTGTCGTCCTGGTCGAAGCTGCGGTCTTCCAGGAGTCCGGAGAACGAGTAGTCGGACCCGTCGAACGTTCCGTTCTGGATGTCGTAGATCATCGTGCCCAAGAGGTCGGCAAGCGTCTGCGGAGAACTCCCCGACGTCGCGGTCCGCGTCTCCGTGATCCGAGTGATAGTGAAGATGCCGGTCGTGGACAACAAGGCTGATATCTGAGCCTCGGCCGAGTCTGACAGAGCCAGGTTGTCGCTGACGCTGGCTGCGGCCGTCAGGACAGCCGTCACGGCGTCGGTCAGGCTAATGGCGTCCGATTCGTCGGCATCCATTAGGGATGTCGTCAGCAGAGTCTCCAGGATGTCTGAGAACGCTGCCGTGTCTACCGCGATTTCAGTAGCGGTCAAGGCCGTCGTGGCCGAGTCTGACAGCGAGAGCGTGTTCGACAGCGACGCTGCCGCAACCAATGCCGCTAACGACGAGTCACTTAACGCGATCGTGTCGCTTGCGGACGCGACGGCGACCAGCACGGCGGTCGCCGAGTCTGACAAGGCTGCGGTGTCCGACGCGAGGGTGGTCGCCGCCAGCGTGGCTCCAATGCTATCTAACAAAGACAGCGTGTCAGATTGATTGATCTCCCCGGGGCTCACCAGCACCGTTGCCACGGAATCAGACAGAGAGGTCGTGTCGGTCACGGATGCCGTGGCAATCAACACAGCAGTCGCAGAGTCCGACAGAGCCGCCGTGTCGCAAGCGGATGCCGTGGCAATCAACACAGCAGTCGCAGAGTCCGACAGAGCCGCCGTGTCCGCTGCACTAGCTGCTGTCTTCAGGACCGCTGTCAGCGAATCTGAGAGTGCTGCAGTTGAGGTCTCGGATATTGTCTCGCCGCCAGACGCCACCACCGCCGGCGGGAGCCCTGCCGCGAGGTAGTACGTGTTGCCGCTGGGCGTAGCACCGTCCTTGGTAACGGGCAATCCAGCAGTCATCGTGTAGACGTTGGCCATCGTCAGTCCAGCGTTATTGCCACATCGCGCATCGTAGCAGCTTCGGTCAGATTGAAGTCGTCAGCCCCGCCGTCCGTGTACCCTTCCGTCCCACCAGTCTCGTTCGTGTCGGCGTCGGCTCCGTACGGAATCGCATCCAGTAATCCGTTCGTTTCAGCATCGGCGGCAGGGTTGCTGTAGTAGTTCCAGCCCCACAAAGCACGAGTCCCAGCCGTAACCTTGATCCCGTACTGAGTGCCCGTACCGCCAAGGTCGTTGTTGGTGATGCGACAGCCAATCATAACTCCGTTGTACAGAAGGATTCCATCTCCTGCGTTTTCGTCACTCACACAATTGACGAATGACGTTGAGTCCCCACCTTCAAACCCAAGTTCGCCATTGTTGTGTGCAATGCAACCGGTAAACGATTGGCTGGTCAGTCCTTCCCAACCATCCTCGCCATTGTCTTTGGAGACACATGCGATGAATCGCACCGTACTATTGAACGGACTCGACCAACCAGAGTCACCATTGCTCTCGGCACGACATCGCACGTACATACTCCCAGTGCCCGAGCGAGAGGCCGCGAATCCATCAAGGCTGTTATCGTGGCAATAAACGTTGATCCAGACGTTGTTTGTGCCTGCTATCGCGTTGCCTTTGACGCCATCCGTCGCGCCATAGACCTCGAAATTCTCGAACCAAATAAACGATTGGCTCGCCCCGTATGTCAGGCCCTTGAATCCACCGCTGTTGACGTTGATCTTGTATCGCGTTCCATCTACGGCGCCAGCCGCATTGCAGCCAATATATTTGATGTGTCCACTAGCTGCAGATCCCACGTTGCCGTCCACGTCGATGGTTGCGCCCGGAATTTCGGCTGCGCTGACAGAGCAGCGGCAATAGATCGTGTCGCCGGCAACTGGCTTCGTGCCGCCCGTACCGTCGATAGCTCGCTGGAGCGTGGTCCAGGCGTCAGTCCACGACGTCCCCGCGTCAGTGCCGGTAGCGTCTGGGTCTACGTAATAGGTCGGCATTACAGCACCGTATCCGCGTAGTGATAGATCGTGTCCACGAGCACCCCGTCAACCCGCACTTCGTCCGTATCTACGACGTGAGTGCAGTTCGCAGGATGACCACTCGGCAATAGGCCCTTGGCAACTTTGCCGGGGTGTAGGTGAGAACACAAACTGATCTGAGTCCAGTTGCCTCCATTCACCGTCCAGGCTGGATCTCTCCGCACGTTGGACCAGTTGCCCCCGGTAATTACCAGCGGCTTGCCAACCAGGATCGGCGTGTCCGGAACCACCTGGCTGAAGTTTCCGCCACTAATCGTAGAGCCGGCCTCAATGGCGTCTCCCGGATCACGATGAGACCAATTTCCATCAGATATGAGGGCCATTACTTTGTGTCCTCGAAAATCGCGTCCAGAAACAGATACGTATCGCGAGCCAGCACCATGATTGGGTCCTTTGTGCCCTTGGCCCAAGCCAGCCGCTTCTCCGGTGGAAGCTTGTCCCAGATCGGCTTGCGGGCGATCAAGGCGTTCTTGAGTTGCAGCAGCTTCGGCGAAATTCCAGCGGCCAGCGTCGCCTGACCAGTCAGCGTGATGGTCGCCATCGTCTCACTCCTTCGCGGCCGCGCCGCTAATTAATCAGGTTGATCGTGCGTTTCTGGCTTTCTCGCCGTCAGCACCATGTTGTACCCCAGCGAGTCGTCATCCTCGTATGTCCGAACCTGCACCGCCTCCATTCCCACGGACTCCGCCATCGTCTTGGCGATCTGCGGAGAGTAGCCGAAGTAGTGAGTATTGAACTGTCTGGGACCGTCGAACATCTCCTCTTGGCTCCCGTAAAGCACGTTGAACGTGTCCCCGTCCTCCTCGCAGTTGGCCACCTTCCATGCTGCCCACCGTAGGTTCGGAATGACGTGCTCCATGCGGCCGCCCGGCTTGAGAACCCGGGCCATCTCTTTCCATACCTGCTCCTGCTCCCACCGCGGGATGTGCTCCAGATGATGGCTGGTTGCGACGAGGTCCACGTAGTCATCCGGCAGGTTCAGCAACCGCGAGTCCATCACGAAGTCTGCCCCAACGTCCTCGCGGATGTCCGTGGTGATCGTCTCGTACCCGTCCCACATGCGACGATTGGAGCCGGCTCCCAAGTCGAGAGCTTTGAGCAGATCTTTGGCATCGCCATGTCCGTTCGTCTCATGCTTCTTCATCCACGGGCATCGCATCACCGGCGTCGAGTCAATCGGCAAGCCGTAGATCACGCCCGTCTCGTTGTTGATGTGCCCGGCCAGCACGGACGTGTCAACGAGAATCTTGGCACCGCAATGCTTGATCGCCCGGTCGCAGAAGTGGAGATCTTCGGTCCCCGTCTCCGTCTTCAGCTTGCCGTCTTTGAACTCTCGGCGATTGGCCGTGTAGAACAGCGGCTCGTCGTCCATCGCCGCCATCATCTTCTCGAACAGCGACACGCGAATCAACGTGAGACCCATGTGCACGCCGTGGATGCCGTCGTGCAACACGTCGCCAATCGCCCAGTCCCAGAAGCATCCGTTGCCTGGGTCTTTGTAGATCAGCGGCTCCGGCGGCGACCCCTTCGAGCAGTAGATGCCGGCGATGATGTCGTAGTCTGGCCACGTCCTGGCTCGGTAGAAGAGCTTGGTCAGGGCGTCGAACGCGGGGATCACGTCGTAGTCCAGGAAGAACAGGAACTCCGGCTGTGGGTCCAGCTTGACCACGTACTCTGCCGCCTTGGTGCGAGCCTCGCCGACCTCCAGGCCGTCCACTGCCATCTCCGAGAACGCAAATCCGGTAGGCAACGCCAGAGCCATCCTCGCGCGATGCCACTCCACGGTGATCCGCTCCAGACGCCCCTTGATTCGCGGCATCGGCGTGCAGATGATCACTGGACATTTTGTCATCAAACTGTCCCCGCGATGATCTTGTAGGTGCAGTTGACCGTGCCGTCCGACGCCTTGTTGATGCTCGTCCCGAGGACGCTACGGGCGATCATGGAGGCCGAACCCTCATTGGTCTGGAACACGCCGATCTCGTTGATCGTCATGGCGCTCGCGTGGTCGATCGTCGCCAGGTAGGCCGCGGTCAGGTTGCCGCTGTCGCTGCGAGTGACCGCCTTGGTGCTGTTGGCATAGCTGTTGCCGAGCCCCGTATTCGTGCTCGCGGCAGCCGTCGTGTCGCTGCCGGCGATCATGTGGTTGACGAACGCGCTGGCTCCGCCGGCGTCGCTGACGATCATCTCGACCAGCCGGTTGAGCCCGTAGGTCGCCATGATGTTGCCTTTGTGCAGCACTCGCTGCCGCAGGCCCTCGGGGCCGACCAACTCCAAAACCACCTCATTTTGCAGCTGCAGCGGACTATGCGGAGAAGGATTCACCATTTGGCCGCAACGGCTGCGGCGCGTGATGCCGTCAAGTATTGTCGCTTTCATCATGATCCTCGCTTTTGGTTTCCGGGAGTTCCGGCGTCACTAATTCAACTTGCACTTCGTCCGACAAAGCCGATTCGTCGCTAGGTTTCATGGTCGCCATAACATGCCTGTGTGGTAGCCTCTTTCGGCTACTCCTTTCGCGGCCGGGCCGCTATTCCAGCTTCTCTTGGATCTTCACTAGTTCACCCTCGATCCGTTTCACACTCTCGCGAATGAACGACACGTTGTCACTCAGCGAACTGATCTGTTTCTGCATGTCGTGGATGGTCTCGCTTTGTTTCAAACACTCCGGGGCGTAGCCGGGCAGTGTTGCCAGCACCTTCCGACCATTGGCGAAGTATTTCGCTACCGCCACGGTAAGCGGCGCGCCGATTCCGAGCACTGCCAACCCTACGCCTATCACGGTGTCCCCGTCCATTCATCCCCGCCCCGTCCGCGTTCATTCGTAGATCTTCTTCTCGATTCGCTCCAACCGGCCGTCGATGTTTGCTAAGTGCGTTTTGACTCCATCCATGATTGCCTCGTGGCCTTTCGCTGCGATCTCCACCCCACGCACTCGCTCTTGGTCCCGCACGACGGATTCCGCTGCCGTGTTCGTGTGGTGCATCCTTCGCGGCATGACGACCAGAATCAACGCCGTAATCGGCACGCTGATTGCCAGGATTCCGAGCCCGATGCCAAGTGCTAGTTGTCCGTCCATTGGTGCATCTCTCCGTTATGGGTCGGGCGCCATTAGGCCCATCAATTTGAGTCCATCAATGATCGTTGCAACAGCGGCTTGCGTTTCTCCATCATTGGTTGGGTCGGCAACGTGTGCCATAGTCTCCCATAGTTTGGCGGTCGCGATCACGACGCCTTCTCCGTTTTGCCATGTAAAATCTCCTCTACCATTGATTGCAAATCGCCAGGCACTGTCTCCTTCGTAAGCCGTTCCTATTGCAAAATATAGAGCACTTGGCCGTACCACCTTCACTTCGCCAATCGAAGCAATCGATACAAGATGTAATGTCTCGTTAGCCTCGTCGTAGTATGTATAGGTGCCGCCGCCAAATCGCACCATGCCCGGCGTCGCATGGCTCGTGCTGTCCAGTCGCAGGTCTTCCGCCGCACCTGTGCCGCCGTACTGCGTGGTTCCACCAGCCCGCCCCGCGAGCTTGGCGTACTGCGTATGATCATCGTCTGCTAATCCGACGAGAGCCGCACCGTGGTCGAGTGTACCGCCACTGCCGGCAGCCTGGTGAGCGTGAGCGGCCATCGTCGTGACGCCGGCCAACGTTGCCGCATTGACCGTCGTCGCGTCAACCGTCGTGGCGTAGATCGCCGGGACGCGGGAGCCGCTGCTGCCGAGGTTGGCCGACGTAATCAGCACACCGCCGATTGTGATCTGCGGGACCGTCGTATCCACCACGAGGACATCCGTACCGTCCGCCTTCTCCACGACGAGCGAGTTCGCCGCGTCCGTGTTCAGCAGGAGCTTGTACAAGTCAACGACCCGCGTCGAGTCGTTGTACGAGATGTCCGCGTTGTCGAGCTTGATCCTGCCGAAGGGCTGGTCAGCTCCACTGGCCGCTGCCGCTATCCAAGTCGCGATAGCCGCAGCGATCCATAGAACTTTGCTTGCGTTCGTCATCTCTCATCCTCACTCAACTCGTGATCCAGATCCCTATAGACAGTAGGACCGCCGATAGTGACCCACGTGTCGCCGTCGCGGTCCTGATTGAATCTCAACGCGTCAACCGGAGCCGACGCCAGTTCTCTCGCCGTGAGCTTGCGGACGCCTGTGGTGTGTCGAGACACCAGCGCTGCGATGATTCGCAGTAGCGTCTGCTCGTCCATGACTCGTCACCCATCCTTGTACGTGAATGCATGCCCTTCCTGAAGCATCACTCCGTTTACTTCAACGCCGTCAGCATTAGTCAGCGTCACAAGCAACCGGCCGTATTTCTCGGTTTTATCTTTGTGTGTCTCGCAGACGATTGGCTTTCTCATAAGCAACTGAGCCAATCGATGCCTGGCCGCTTCCGCAGTCTCGCGGTCTTTTTTCAACTCGGCCGCGTCGATGCCGAACAGGCGGCAGATCTTCTTCACCTGCTCGCACATGCCTTTATCGAGCACGAGTTCTACCGTGTCTCCATCATGAACCCTCACGACGTTCAACACCAAGTACAGATATCGGAACCGATCGGGAGTTTCCGGCATCGCTATTTCCTAGGCATTTCCTCAAAGTCGCCGTCGATCCTGTACTGCGTGTCGGTATCAGTATCGGTGTCTACCATACCTGGTTGGCTTGGCTGGTCTGGCGCCATAAGTCCTGACAGTGCATATCCGCCCGCGAGTCCAGATCCCAACAGTGCCGCGCCGATGAGCCAAGGAGCAACTCGACTGACGGTGCTTGGCTGCTCGGGAACCGTAGGCCCAGCAGCAATTGGTCCTGGCTCTGGTTTTTGTACTGCTGGTTCTGCTGGCTGTTCTGCATAGTAGTTCTCAATCTTGATCGAGTTGTCGTCGTCGCCGAGCCGCATGTCGCCATCCTCCACCAGCTCGTGCTCGGCAGCACTGGCTTCCGCGTCGCTGAGTCCGACTTTCTTGGCGTATGCCATACGCTGTAGCCTAGCAAGGTTGTGTACCGCTGTTGAGGCTCGCTGATCTTCAGCCAGCTGGTGTAACAGGTCGGCCTGCCGCAAACGCACCGACTTCTTATAGTGTCCGAGCATCTGCTCGGCTTCTGCCGCATCAATCGACTGGCTGTCCAGCGTCGATTGGCCCTCCTGCTCCATTGCCTGCTGGTTGTTCTCCGCCATTTATTTCCCTTTCCAACTGAGCCATGATCGCCGCCGTCTCGGCTTTCACTTGGGCCTTGTACGCCTGTGCCCGCATATGAAGGGTCTCCCTAAGGACCTTACCATAGAATGCAGTAAGGGAACTCGCTCGCATATGGACAAATCGATCATGCCCCTCGCTGCATAGCCGAGACTCCTCGGCAAGGTGCCCCAAGGAAATCAGAGCGACTGACCCATCCGTTTGTGGCTCGACTTCCACTTGTACATCGCTCATTTCTCAACCCCAATCCTGGTTAGGTGGGCTGCCCGCTCGGGTACGGTCCGCCCGGCGTCACCTTGGCCTGAAGCTCACGCATGCCGGCCGCCTGCACCAGACTGATGGTGCGCTTGTGCTCCATGTGGTCCAACTTGGCTAGGTCCTGCCAAGTCGTGAAGTTCTCGTGCGCCTGGGCAGCGATGTTGCCCATCCGGGTCATCTGCTGTTCGTGCAGCAATCCAAATTCACCAGCCATCGTACTTCCTCCTGTCCCGCCTCCAGATGGCTCTCCGGAGACCGGGATAATCAAAGGGTCTTGCTCGGCCACACAAAGCCTCGCTATCGAACAGGAACCAATTTCAGATTCAAGGGGTCGCCCAAGGCTTTTATTTGCCAGAAGAGCTTCCCGTTTTCTTTCTTCGTGATGATCACCGGAGCCACCTCTACCGTCCCGCCAAGCCCAACCGTCTGCGTTGAGAACACCGCCTTGTCTTTGCCAAGAAAGTTGAACGTTATCGGCTGCAACCGTTTCTGTACTTCGACCGTCAATGCCGCCATATCGATCGTAGCCGCTCCACCTGGCTCTCCCTGACACGATACGATAAACGCAGGGTCAGACTTCAACTTCTCCGCCACGGCCGTCGCCAGGGCCGCTGCATCGATCTGAGCGGCATCCCCAGTGTCACCCTTCTCGCCCTTGCACGCCGCGACGAACGCTGAATCCTGTTTCAGGGCCTCGACGACTGCAGCAGCCACAGCCTGCACGTCAACGATTGCATCCTTGCCTTCTTTACCCGGGACACCCGGAATTTCCGGAAGCCCCGGCAACCCTGGTGCTCCGTCAGTTCCTGGCGATCCAGCGGCTCCCGGCTGAGCCTGAATCGCGTCGATCTTGATCTGCAGCGCTGCGATGGCGGCCGCCAGTTGCTCGCTCGTCACGCAGTCCAATGCAGGGGGCGGTTCCGTAGGCGGCAGAGGAGGTGTCGTAGGTATCGGGGGCTGCACAACGATCGGAGGCTGGTTCGTGGGGGGCGATGGAATGACTTGTTGCGGGATCAATCCACCTTTAGGCTCCCACCGATAGACCGGCGGGCCCGTTGTCGGAGCCGAATAGATCCGCCGGCGGGAGAATAGACCTGGGCGACACAAGCCGCTGGGGCAACAGGACTGACAGAGCTGCGTGCGACCAGTGTTACTGGCCACACTGTTGGTTTCCGTCGTCCCCCACACCACGCCGACCACCTCGGCGGTCGCCGTCAGAATTGGCATTCCGCTGTCCCCCTGCCGGCTGGGACCCGTAACCCGGAGCCAATCTGCATGCCCACCATCCGGCCCGGTGTGGTCAATCACGTCCCGCCGCACCCACTGGAGCCGATCCCCTACAGCCCCGTAGCCGGCCGTGTAGAGCCTGTCGCCGGCCTGCATGTTCCGGGGCGCTGTCGGGAGCCCGAAGACGGTGGAGGGCACGCTCGAGGGAGCCAGCATCGCAAGGTCGTAGGCCGGGTCGCGGTGGACGATCTGAGCCCCGACCGTTGTCTGGTCGTGCCAAGTGATTGACGGTTGGCCGCCTTCTCGGAACGTGTGCTCGGCCGTCAGAACGCAGCCAGAATCGAGCAGGACGCCCGACGCGTAGGCACGGAATCCAGTCCCGAAGACGGACACCCGGCAGATCGCCGGGCGGGCAGAGGCCACAGCAGCGGGGAGCTGTTCCTGCTCGGCGGACGTGGTTTGGACAGCAGTCGTGCGGCTGACAACGCGGTTAATCTCGCCGGGCAGGATGACCGGAACCAGCTCCTGTCCCCACAGCGAGCTTCCGCAGACCACAGCAAACAGCAAACTCAGGGTCCGTAACACACCTCGTGCTCCTCAACAAGTAGCCCCCCGTCGCTCCACACCCGCACGCTCTCGCCCACCGCCAACTCGACGCCCCAGATCAGTTTCACCGCCCCCGGACACATTGACCGATATCCGATCGGGTCGCCGGGTCGCACGTACCAATCGTACTCGTCGCTCTTTCCGACCGGCGCCGATGTCGGCTTCAGCGACGTCAACATGTAGTCGCCGTTGCGTTGTCGGCTGAGCCAAGTACGAATCATCTTGCACCTCAGCCGGGCCTTGCCCGGCGGTCACATACGGGCTCGTTTCTTCAGAACGTTACACCCGGTAATCAGTTTCAATCCGCTCCCCCGCGGTTGCAGGAGAGAAATTGTTGCGACCGTATTCGCAAGTCATAGCTGGGCTGTCTTCATCAATGCCAACAACACGTTCTGTTGCGCAGCTTTCTGCCGCTGTTCTTCCCGCATCTTGGCCTCATCCTCGGCACGCTGCATGTCGAACTCACACAACCAAGGATACGTGGGCAGCCACGTACGTTCATTCCACGTCGGCGGCCTATCGTGAAGCATTTTGCCTTTCCTTACTTAAGCCCAGATTGGGTAGCGATCGCCGTGAGCAGATCGGCGAAGATTTTCGCCACCGTTGTGGTGTACATCTCCATCCCAGCGGCCGTCGGCTCGATGACAAGGTTGTCGAGAATCGATTCAGCTGCCGCAGCCTGCGACGCCACGACCTGAGCCATCTCAGCGGTTTCGAGCCGCCACTTCATGTTGCACTCGAATTCGCCGAACCCCTCTGCCTGGCCGCCGAAGTCCATCTTCACCACGCGGCGTCCGTGCTCCTGACGATCTCCCTTCTCTTGCACCTTCGCGATAGTCTTCATGTTCCCAAACTTCTTTCCTGATTCTTTGCCATTCATCTTTAGTCCTTTCAATATGTTTCCGCAACTCAAATAGTCATCAACGAATCACTTCGGCTTCGCTAAGGTCCTCAGCTGGGCCTTCTCCTCTTCAGTCCCGGTGGACTCCACCATCGAGAACCCCATCTTCAGCAGAGCCTCTCGCAGTTCAGGCAAAGCTGTATCAAGAACCTGCTTCCCCACCGCCTCGATCATGACGAGATTTGGGTAGGAGAGGTTCAGGTACTGCAGGCCGTCGATGTACATGTCTTTCGCAATGTCACATCGTCCGACCATGGCGCCGAAACTGATCTTGTACGTCTTCTCGACTGCACCTTCCGCTTTCACTTCTGGCACAACTACACTCCTCGTGATTGGCTGCTTAGGCAGCGGGTTTCTGTTCAATGCCGGCACAGGCTTCTCCTTCTTCCTTCAGCAGACGATCCAGGTCGTCTAGCTTCATCCAGACGTGCCCGTTGTCGCCCCAAGCATCCGTCCAGCAGTACTTCATCCTGGCCACGCCCTTCACGACGTCCACGCCATCCCACAGATAGGCATGTCCGCCCTCGATCTTTCCGGTCGGTGCGATGAAGTTCCTCGCGTCCGGCTTGCACATGCCCGTGTAGATGTTCGTCCCCAGTACGATCGGGCTCACCTCCAGCATGTGCGGGAGTAGCCGCTTGACGGTCGTCTCCCATCGATACTCCTTGATGAACCCGAGATTCGCGAGCAACGTCATGCCAGCACGGACGCTCGTGCCCTCGGAGTTCTCCCAGTCTTCTTCGGGCCATTCGTCGATGTACGTTGCAATCCGATAGACCCACAACGGGTCGATCCACTGCCTGATCGGCTGCGAGTCGAGCCAACCCGCGCAGGCGTAGCCCACACATGCGGGCTCCTCTCCCTGGTTCGCGTCCTTCCAGTAGTTCCGCCAATAGCGACGCTTTCGCTCGGTCTTGGGCTTCGCCAATCGGTACTTCATGTCCCGCTTGTCGGGAGCGAATCGCCGACCGAATGCCTTGTGGATGCGTTTCATGCATCAACTCTGGATGATGAATCCGAAGGTCTTCCATCCCAAAAGCGCCAGAAGAATCCATAGCAGCAGGTTGCCGCCGACGATCCCGTAGTTCCCACCCTGAATAGAAGTTCGGTTCCAGTACAGTCCGAACAAAAGCCACAGAATCATCAACAGCCAAAACAAGAAGTCGATGGTCATGGTCTAACTCCCTGATCTGGAACAACGTAAGGCACGTAATGCACTCGATGTGTACCGAACAAGAAGTCCCGCAGCGGCGTCCAGTATCGCGTCCGAGTCACGTACGGGTAGCCGTAGACCGGAGGCCGAATCATCACTGGCGGTGCATACACCGGCGGAGCCACCATCACGGGCGCTGCATAGACTGAAGGGGCCAACAGCACCGGAGGAGCACCCACAAAAGGAGTCGGAACCACCACTTCGTCCACTTGCTGGCCGTTCGCCGCAGAGCACATTACGACCATGATCAACACACACATCCACTTACCACACATATCACATCCTTTCGCGTAACTTTAAGACCTACACTATGTTGCAACTATTATCAAAAACTGAATAAGTTGTCTCAAAACTTCTTCGCATCTCGTCTGTCGAACTTCGGCGAAGACCTCTTGATGAGGCCCTCGACCGACTGCTCTACCTCTCGGCGGATGTCTCGATTGTCTACATCCGCCTCCGGCTCAGGAGTCAACGATGGCGTTGGCGGCGTCCACTGGTGTTCCTGCATCTTCTTCCATACTCCGATCTCTACCAATGCCGGATAGAGCATCTGCTCGATGTTTATCACCCGATCATTCAGTTGCAGACCTTGTTTGTATTCGCTCAGCCGCGTCTCGACGCTCACGATGTAGCCCAACGCTGAGACGACAAACGTCCCGACCCCGCCAACCCATGCCGTGATCTGCTTCCATGTCATGGCTACCACGTCTCTCTGTCTTGCGATGCCGCCACGTCCGCCGCTATCTCAGTCTCCGCCTTTGCTTCGGCCTTTGCTTCAACCTTTGCTTCACTTGCTATGTTCGCCGCGACGTCCTCTTCGCCGCCCTTGCCCCAATACCAATAGGCCCCGAACAGTCGCACGCCCAGCCACATCAATGCTGCATGAATGCGGCCGATCCCACACAGCACGAGGGCCTGACGAAAGATGCTGTCCGCGACGCGGCGGTCCAGCCGGCGTCGATGGTACAACCAATCATGGATGATCGCTGCCTCGTCGGCCTCCCATGGTGCGATGAATGACCATAGGATTCTGGGCACGCTCGCCAGGTCTGTCTCGAATCCCGCCGGAACCGTGACGACAGCAGGATACTCATCGGTTCCGTAGTTGAACCGGAAGTCGAACGTCAGGCGGAACACCGGCCGGCCGCCGTGCTTCTTGCCGGTCCTCGTGTACACCAGTTCATCGAGGAACTTCGCCATGAGCCGCCGTCCCCCAAACACAAGAGCCCCGACCCCGCCATTGGGATCGGGGCTCTATCGACTCAGCGAACCGAAGATTAGAAACTGACTCTCCTGCAAGCCAGGAGAACGCACACGATCGCCGTCGGCGACGTTCCGGCAACCGTCATCACCGCCCGGCAGTACCTCGCGGCCCTGTTGTAGAACGTCGTGGCCGATACCTGATTCTCCGTATCTCCGGCCACGGTCGTCATCGTCGCGCCCGTGATGGCTGCGTACGCGTCCAAGACCCCATTGTCGTCCGACTCCTGCACCGTCGTGATCAGGGTCGTGTCGTTGCCTGGGTTCACCCCGATACACTCACAGACCGTGATCTCCGGCCCGCAGTCCTGGAAATCGATCCCCGTACCGGTCAGAGTCGCCGCCGCCGTCTGCGGCGCGATCGACTGTCCGACCGTGAACAGCCCCTGTAGGTTTGCTCCACCCGCTGGCATGTCTTCCTCCTTGTGTCATCTGCCGGCTTTGATCGCCGGCCTTGTCACTTCTTCGTCAACTCGCCCATGACCGCGACCACCGTCTCCCGGACGATGTTCCTGATCATGCGCTCGAACTTCATCGCCTTGTTGGCGCTGTCAACGGCATCGTCCGTTGTCTCTTCTGTGGCCAGGACCAAGATCTGATGCTGGATCTCACCCCCCGACTCTCGGCTTGCGTTCTTCTCCCGCCAGCGATTGTGCTGACCGATCAGCCCGTTGGTCATGCGGCCAGAGAACGGACCGATCCGCTCGTAGATCGCAGGCTCATGCCTGTACGCCTTGTCGCCCGGCCGATCCAAACGAACCGTGTCGTCCTGCCGCCATCTCCCGCCAGCGTACTGCCGCCACCGCATCGCGGCCCCGAGTTGGATCGTCACGTAATAGGTCGAGTCCTCCTCGACGTACTCCAACTCTCTCGCCTCCGCACACAACAGTGCGGCCGTGTTTTTCATCGTCCCTTGCTTGGCCATATCTTTATCTCTCGCCGTCTTTGATGGTTTTGCCCAGCGGCCTCCCAGCTGCCAGGCGTGGTGACCCGGCGGCTGGGTGGGCCAACTGGTGTTTCTTACGCGTTGAGCAGATCGTCGATCATGCCGAACGACTGCTCGTGTCGCGGGCCCGCATCGATGAACATGGTCCCCCGCATCGTCGAGAGACCCGTCACGAACTTGCTCGCGTCGCTGTTCGTCATCGAGAATTCGATTACGCCAGCACGTGCGATCAGCCATTCTGCCCCGACGCCGCCTAGGAGCATCGTTAGCGTCGTCGCCGCACCCTTAAGCCGATTGGCCGGAACTTGGGTGCTCGTGATCACCAGATGCCCGTTGAGTGTCTGGGTGATCTTGCCTCCGCCAGCCTGGTTCGTGCCCACGGCGAACACGAACGAGCCGAGTGCGTCGGCCGCGACGATCTCGCTCGCTCGCCTGGTGCAGATCCCGCCCCAGAGCGTGTTCCGCAAAGCGAAGAAGAACCCGCGATCGACCGGAGCGTTCTGGTCCGCGATGTCCGCGTAGAGCCGCATCGGGTCCTGGGCCTCCAGGGTGTTGCCTTGGGCGGCCACCGTGGTCGCCAGCACGACTCGGCTTCCGGTGTAGTTGATGCAGCCCTGGATGGCCGTCCCGCCGTTGCCGGCGATCATGTCGGCGTCCACCTGCAGCCCGATGTCGCGGACGAACTCGCTCCGCAGCCAAGTCTCCACTGCGACGCTCGTCGAGAACTTCAGCAACTCCTCGGGGATGTCCACCAGCCCGGCGTACTTCTTTGCCTGCAGGAGCAAGTGCCCAGTGCCAGGCGTCGACTCGGTGACCGTGGCCGCCTCGGCATAGGCGCTGATCGTCACGCCGCTCGTCACACGCGGGAACCGTATCGAGCCCTGCGGCGGCAGGTCGATCTCCTGGGCCCCAGCCCGAGAGAAGACCTCGATCCCCCTCAGCAGGTCGATCAGCTCGCCCTGGCTGGCGAACGCCACGAACGTCCCGCCCGTGGTCGCCACGTTGGCCGACATGTCCTTCCGCAGGAAAGCCAGCCCCTGCTTCTCCAGGTGCTCCAGCTCGCTCGGGTCGAACGAGGCCAGCGAGCCGTGCATGGCGTCGCGGCACTCCTTGACGAGCTTGGCGTCCAAGCCCGGCTGGATGAACGTCTTCCCGCTCTCCTTGTCGACCACCTCGCGACACTCGGTCGGCATCAGGTCCGTGCCTAGCGGGATCAGCTCGCCTGCGGCCGCATAGCCCATCGTCTGGTGGTACGCGGTTTTGAGCCGCTTCGACAGGTCAAGCTCCATCTTGGCGCTGTAGTTCCAGTCCATGTCTTGGTCCTGCCGCTTCCGCAGGGCCATGGCCATCCTCATCATCGAGTACGGCCGGCTGGACATCGGATCCTCGCCTCGCCGCACGTACGGCGCTCCGGCTGGATACTGAGGCTTCTTCGCCTCTTCCAGATCCTTGGCCAACTTGTCTTGCTGACCGCTGATCGCGTCCAGCCTTCCGCTGATCTTCTCAATCGTGTCGACGAGCGTCACGGCCTGCTTCTTCACGTCAGCGCTGGCCGTAGTGGTGGTGGCTTCATCAGCCATGACAGCACCTCCTTGGGGTTACACTTTGCCTCTTGCCAGCTTGAGTCCTTCGGCGAAGGCGGCCTGGCGTTGTTCGATCTGCTGCAGCCGCTCGGACACGCGCCCGAGTCCGGCTATCACTCCATCAGCCTGCTCGGTCTCTGACCGCTGCAGGCGCTCCTTGAAAACAGCCTCGGCCTCCGACATCATGTCTAAAGGCCGAGGCTCGACATCCCTGACGACCGGCGTGTCGTGCACCACTTCCTGCGGCTCGACCACGACCGGTTCGCACTCCTTTGTCACTTCCACCGACTCGCCGCCGTCTTCGGCTTTCTTGATCTCTTTGGCAGCCTTGGCTACGTCTCGGATCGACTGAGCCGCCGTGATGATCGTCTCCGCCGCCGAGTCGATCTTCGAGAAGTTCGTCGGCCCGATCACCTTCAGAGCCTTCTCGATGTCGTCCGCGTCCTCGTCGTACTCGCCCGGCTCGACGCCCATCTTAGCCAGCTTCTCCCGCACCGACTCGTCATCTCCGTAGCGGTACATCGTGTACCGCATGACGTTGGCCAGCATCTCCAAGCCGGACGGGTCCATGTCTATCGCCGTCCCCCGGAGTATCTCCACCGCCTTGACCCAAGAGTCAGACGCCTTGGCCACCTCGACGACCGCCTCCTCGACCTTGGCGATCTCGTCGGCGACTGTCTCAGCGACGGTCTCAGCAGCCGCGACTTCGCTCGGCTTCTCCTCCACGTCAGCCTCCTTGTTTATCGACTGCTCCTCGTCCCGCTTGCACACGACGAACTGCGACTCCGGCACAGCCGGGCTGTCTACCAGCGAGATCTCCTCGACCCTGACGTTCTTCAGCCGTCGCTTCGGCTTCGCTTTGGCCATCGGCTTGGCTCCATAAAAAAACCCCGGCCGTGCTTGCCGGGGTGTTATCCTGTCCCCAAAGGAACGCTCTATTCCACGTACTATAACCAAGGTCGCCCTAGCTGTCTAGCTCCATCACCTCCCGCACGCTCGACAGAACCCCCTCCTTGAACGTCACCCTGACGGCGACCGCCCCCCGCCGCTTCGAGAGGATCGCCTGGTTCATCAGCCGCTCTAGGACCGCCTGGGCTTGGCCCATGACCTGGCGGTTCTTCTCGGCGGCCTCCGGAGTCCCCAAATGTACGTTACTCCTCACTGATCCCAGTCCCGTGCCCGCCAATCGAGAATCCCCTCAACTTGCCGCCGATGATCAGGTCCCGGACCTTCCGGTTGTAGACCCTCATGCCCAAGACCCACGTCCCCTCCGGGAGCGTCCGGTCCTTCGATATCGCGTACTCCTTCCGTAGGATCCCGCTCTCCACCACCGTCGCATCCCGGTTGCCCAGCATCACCCGGTGTAGCAGCCCCGGTCGCCCTGAGTCCTCCAGAAACGAGTGGGCCGCCTTCTCGATCTCGTCCGCCGCGATCACGTCCCCCTGCTTGTCCATTGACTCCGGGACCAGAACTGGACCCCAGACGAACGTGTACTCGTTCTCGTCCTGCACCTTGCACAGCTCGCACGTCGCCGAGAACTGCCCGTCCGACTTGGGCAGCGACTCGTCTTTCCGCACCCAATGGACGTCCACCAGGTCCCGCAGCTCGGCCACGGCGTTCTCGACGACCTTCTGCGTGTCCAAGACCACCTTCTCTAAGTGCTTCCGCCTGGCTCGCCGCCACTGGCTATACGCCACGGCCGCCCGCTGCTTCTGGTCCGGGTAATCCCGCACCATCGTAGCGTCGCCCATGAACCTAGAGACGAATTCCTGTTGACTCTCATTCGATCTGGGCCTCATCATCGGCATATCGCCGCCCTCCTTTATTGCAGTCTGATTCGCCTCTTCGGCTGCTCGTACTTCCGCTCCGGCGGCGGAGACCCAGGCAGAGACTGGGCCACCCTCAATATCGGCAGGCCAGCCACGCTGATCGCCCACGCCTCGGGCGTCCGCGGCTGAGCGTCGGCCGCCAGCTTCTCCAGCAAGGCTAGCAGGTCGCTCCTGTCCTCGTCTTTGCTCTGGTTTCTCATACAACTACCATTAGCCCCAAACAACCGGACACTCAACCACATCAATATGGCCTGAAAACGACCGACACCATTAAAGATCAACGCCTGGTAGAAAATGCTGTCGGCCACTCGTCGGTCCAGACTATGAGTCGAATAGAGCCAGTCGTGGATGACTGATGCTTCATCCGGGATCCGCCACATGCCGTCACTCCTCGGTTATCTCCATTTGCTTCGCGACGTACTTTAGGTTGCGGCAAGCTTCTTTCAGGTCCTCGCTCCATGGGTAGTCTTCGGTCGCCTGCCTGATTGCCTCGTAGGCTTCAGCGAACCTTCGCACCGCCTTGATGTTCGTCACCACCACCCGTACCTTCACGACGCTCGGCACTTGAGCCATGAACCTACTCCGTCGCTATTCGACGGCCTCCGCTTCCACTAGCTCCGACTCCACCGGTTCAGCCAAAACGGGTTCCTCCGACTCTTCCTCCGGCAACTCACCACCGAACGTGTCCACTAGCGTACAACGACAGTTTCGTATTGCAATTCCGCCAGCAGAGAAGTATGATGTCGGTGTCTCAAAGTCATATACAGGACCCGACCAATGAAGACCGTGACGAACTTTGACGATCTCATCCAGCGATATCTTACTGGCGAGACGCTGCAGAAACTCGCCGTAGATGCCGGCATCAGTTGGCCTACGCTCAAACGTCGCTTCCGGGAGCGGGATGTTCCATTGAGAAGCAACGCCGACGCGGCGGCGCTCCGACGAAGAACAGACGACGACCTCATACGGCAGTTGTTCGGAGAAGGCATCAGCGTCTTGGAGATGTCCAGACGTTGTAAAATCGCCCGCAGTGCGATAGTGCTTGCACTGCGAAGACTGGGACTTACTACTCGCTCCAGAAGCGAAGCAGAGATGCTCAAGTGGGCCGCCGTCGCAGACCGTCGCGACAAGGCTCGACGACAGCTCCAGAAGGCTTGGGCCGCTAGGCGGGGGACCCGAGATGATGAGTCTGTAAAGGCTAGACGACTCGCGAACAGAACGATCGTCGGCCCTATCGGTCGATATGAGCAACCCTTGATCGAACGACTCGCATCGCTCGGGTTCCGCTTCAAGCATCAATGTCGAGTCGGCAGGTGGACGCTCGACTTGGCCAACGAAGAATCTCTCGTCGCCGTCGAGATCGAGGCAGACTGGGCTTACCGTCCGTTTGGTTCCATGAGAGCACAGAGAATCGAAGAGTTGCTCGGATGTGGTTGGTGCGTGCTCTTCGTCATCGTCCCACCCAGGAAGACTCCCGTCAGCATCGAGTCGCTCGCACACCACGTGATCGCCTTCAGCCAGCTCGCCAGCCGCGACGAGTCCGGTCGAGGAAAGTACGGGATGATTGACCGTCAAGGTCGCCCGGTGTCCTTTCCTCGTGACGATCTCGACCACCTCGCCAGAGTACCAACCTTTTAGCCCGCCGACGAACGTCCCAGACACCGAGACATGCGGCAGCACGCAGTTGCAGCGGTTCCCTGCCGAAAGAGTCGGATCCCCAGGAAACCTCGCTCGCTCGCCGCCAACGATAAACGTCCGGCCCTCCCCGATCACCGAGTCGTCCTGCCGCACCACCCAAGACCCGTTCTTCAGCTTGACCACCTGCTGGCCGTTAGCCTCGGCATGGGCCGGCCTGGTGCTCCCGTCTAGGATCGAGAGCCACTCACGGCCGTCCACCGCTGACTCCGGGTCGTTGATCAGATCTTCGCTCACCACATAATGCCCGAAGTTCAGCGCCGTCGTGCATTCCGTCCTCGCCACCAGCATCGCTCGCTTGTAGTCGAACGGCCAGGCGTCATCCATCAGGTCGGCGATCTGCAATAGGTTCATATACTGGTCCAGTCCGGACTGGATCGTCTGGAACACCATCGCCCTGGTCGTTTCCTCCCACTTCAGCCAGTAGTCCTTGCCCATCGTCTCCGCGATGCCGTTGATCATGCCGGCCCGGGCCTCTGGCGGTATATCGATCAGCACGTCGCCCGCGTCGTCGTAGGCCAGCTTCTTCCGCAGCCGCGGCCGCTTCTCGTTGTGCCGCATCAGCGACTGCTTGCCGGCCTCCATCGCCGCGCGGACCAGCTTCGGGTTCACCGCCGCCATCGCCGCTCGCCACCATCGGCCGATCGGCAGCACCGTCGTCGGCTCCGTGCTCTGGAAGTCTAAGATCCGCCGCTTTACGTCCCGCCGCATCCGCCTCATCACCGCGTGCAGAGCCGCCGCCGCCTTCGCCTCCCACTTGCCGTGCAGGGCTAAGTGCTCCTCGACGCTCTTGACGACCTCCAGCTCGATCTCCAGGCAGCCGGTCGCTACCAAGGCGGCCAGGTCCGGCGTCGGCGCGAACCGGCTCCGCCCCTCCAGCCAGCAGGCATCGTCGTGGGCCACCGGCAGCAGCTCCAGCGGCAACCCCAACTCCTGCAGCTCCAGGCCGCAGCAGCACGCCACCTCCCGCTCTTGTCGCTCTGTGAGTGTTCCAGCCAACTTATTCAACTTTTGAATTAGTTGTAAGTTTATAACCTGTCACGCTTTGCGGTAACGTCCGCGAACTGCTGCCGTCGCTTGAGCAGCATCGCCACCGTGTCCAGGATCTGCTGCCGCTGCGGGTCCAGACGCCCGTCGCCGTTGCCGCCGACCTTAGCGGTCGCCGTTTGCTCGTCCTGGTCGTCCTCGCCGGCCTCCTGGGGCTTCCCGTTCCCCTCGGCGGGTTTCCTATCGACATCTCGGCCGTCGCCCCCTAGGCCGTCCTGGGACGTCTCGGGAGCCTCGTCCTCCTCCAGCTCGCTCTCGTCGACGTTCCCGAACGGCGCCTCAATCTGTGCCGACTGCACCAGGGGCCGGTCCCCGCCCGCGCGGAACGCCGGCAGCGTCAGCATGTGCTCTCGGATCTCGTTCGGCGTCGCCGCCCCGCTCCGGGCCGCTGATTCGAAGTTCTTCCGCATCTGCTCCGCGTCGTCTACCGTCACCGGTTCGAACCGCACCAGCAGGTCCTCGTCGAACTCCCTGGCCAAGCTCTGAGTGTGGTGCTGCGACAAGTGCTCCAATAGCGGGTTGACGACCGTCGTCGCGAAACCCAGCATGCTCGCCTGGAAGTTCGCACGGTTGTAGTCCGACGCTATGCCGGCGATCGCCTTCGGCACTCCGAAGATCGCCAGGATGTGCTCCAGGGTCGTGTCCAGCTGCGAGGCGTAGTCGATCTCCTTCGGGCTGGTCATCGCCCCGGTTTCCAACTTGAAGCCCTCCGGGACCACGAACGGGCGGCCGCTCGTCTCGTTCATCGCGTGCTGCTCCGCCATGATCGCGTACAGCTCATAGATCTGCTGCGGCCCGATGCCCTCTGCCCCGGAGAAGACCATCCCAGGGGGTGAGTAGTTCTGGAACCAGGAGAGCATCCGCTTGAGCATCGCCTCCTCGATGTCGACGTAACTCCCGGCTGCTGCAAGGGTTGGCCTGCCATAGTATCGGCCTGTGCCGCTCCAGTCGAGGTTCGGGTCAGACACGTGGAGTATGTCGCTGGCGTCCCAATAGACCGGCTTGCCCCAGACGCCCTCTACGACGTACTGGCTGATGAACTCCTTCTCGCTCGGGATGACGTGCACCCACTGCGACGGGATCGGCCACAGCTCGGCGGTCATGCCAAGTGAGTTGCGGGCTTTCCAGGCGAACGAGTCGCCCGTTGCCAGCCGCCAGCCGACGGTGTAGTACAGGTAGTCGTAGAGCGTGTGGATCGGGTTGATGCGGTCCAAGAGCTGGACGAGCGGATGGTCGAGCGGGGCGGCCTGCTCCTCCCAGCCGCTCTTGGTCGCCTTTCGGACGACGACGTTCGGCGGTTGCATGGCGCAGCGTCGTGCGATGCAGCCGATGGCGATGTGGGCGGAGTTCTTGACGTGCCGGACGAACTCGTTCCGGTCCACCACCCAGGCGGCTGGCATCGGCCTGGCCCCTTGTGCGGGGACGGCCATGCGGGCGAACTCTCTGGTCTTGTCGGTCGCCTTCTCTGGCGCCGGCGTCTTGGCCTTCCTCTTGAACAGGCCGGTCATCCATCGGATGTCCATGGTTCGTCTCTCCTATCTGGCTCGCATCCGCGAGGCCACTCCTTCGGCGATCTTCTTCTGAATCTCGGCCATTCGGTCCTGATTCAGCTCGATGGCTCCCATGTTGATTGGCTTCGGCTTCTGGCGGCCGTATGCCATCGCGTGTAGAGCCAGTACCAAGGAATCTGATCTATCAGGGCTATGCCCGACCAGTTTCGTGACGCTCGTCTCTCCGGCACGGGATGCTCGTGCGTCATCTTTGCTTGGTAGCCGCATCCTCCCCTCATTGTCATGTAGCAGCGGGATTGGAGCCAGCTCCTTCCGTAGTTCCCAGGCATCGGGACCAAGCAAGAACGGCTCCATGCCTTCCGGCTGACAAGGGTTCAACATCGCTCGCAGCCGCCCGTACATCTCCGCCCGCCGGTTGCAGTACGCCTTGGTCGGGTCTACGTCCGACCATGCCGTCCGCTTGTGCTTCCCCTTACCCCTGCCTGAGTCGTCCGATCCAGGTCTCTCGCCGAATTGTACCACACGGACGGGAGCGTTCTCCATCGAACCGGTCACTCGGTCCCTGATGCCGTGCCGGAGCATATCAGCTATTGTGCTACCTCCGCCTCCGGCATCCATGGCCACCTGGCTCGGGGCCAGGTCGTGCTCGTGCATCATAGCCAGGGTTCGCTCGGCGATGATCACGCCATCCCCATCACCGGACAGGATCTGTTTGATGATTCCCCGCCGATCTACGACCGTCCAGACCGTCTTGTCTCGGCCGCCTTGGGCCACGTCTACACCCATCGCCAGAGCGGATCGCTCGGTCATCTGGAATGCCCGCCACCGCTCGGGAGACATGGCGTGCTCCAGCCAGTCGTAGGGGATGAGCATCGACTGCATCCCCTCGAAGAACCGGCCGTGCAGTCGACGAACGACCGTCTCTTCATCCCATATCGACTGGCGCCGTTGCATCCACTCCAAGGTCATCAGCCCCGGGATGATCGGCGGCGGAGCCTGCACCCCCTTGGAGGCGGCGATCTTCCCGGCTTGGACATTGGGTGAGTCGTCGCCGTCGATGTGGATCACCCGCCGCAGCAAACCGGACCCTGACGGGTTCTGCAGATCCCCGCCCTTGCAACCGCGATAGAAGAAGTTCGTGTTCGAGAGCGGGTTGCCGATGACCAGGATACGATGGGCAAACGACTCGGCGGCCTCGATGAACTCATCCGCGATGGCCGACGCCTCGTCGAAGACCACCAGTATCCTCGGCCTGTCCTCTGGCAAGTGGACGCCGTGGAACCGCTCGACCTCGGTCGTCACGTGGGCCACCAGCCTGTCCAAGGGGAGAATCTCTTGTCGGCGGTCGTCCGCATACTTGGTGATGATGTGTTCGACAATGCGCCACGGAAAAGCCACCCGCGACGTGGCGATGAGCGACTTCAATTCGGGCCAGAGGGCCTGATTGAGCTGATCCTGCGATGAGGAGAACAGGATCACGCGGCTCGGGGATCGGGTGGCGTGCCACCAGATGGCGACCAGAGCAGCCGCCCGCGTCTTGCCCATCTCGTTCGCGGCGTGGACGAACGTCTGCAGGTTGTCGCGGACCGACTCGATGATGTCCCGCTGTTTCTCATATAGCCGCATGTCGGGCCAGCAGGCCCGGATGAAAGTGAACGGGTCGCCCCAGTCCAGTGGCTTGAGCGTGGCGTTCTCGGCGATCATCCTCGCATCACACTCGATTCTGACTCAGATATGGATGGTGGTTGACTAGCCGCCGCCACCTGCACTTTACCTGGTTTGCTAGGGTTGTGCTAGACAGCATCACCCAAAGCTTCGGCGATCTCTCTCGTAACGGGAATCACCATAACCTCGACGGGACCTGTTCTCTGCACTGTCCGCTGGACAGCCACTCGTTCGCTCCAACTTTCGTGAACTCGCGAGCACGCAGCGGCGATCGCCTGCCTGGTTGGCAAGTAGACTCCAGCATCCTGTTGCCTTCTCTTGGTATCACGCATAACAAACCTCCTGTGTCAGCGATGCACCGGGCCTTGCCCGGCGGTCACTGAAACCACGGTCCTGGACAAGTGATCGTCCCCTCTATCGGGAGAATACGTGGATTCGGTGGTGTCAGTGTAATCACCCCCTCTCGGAGCCTAAAGCTCGGTTACGTCCGCGATGTTTCTAGTGTCACGGCCTTATCCACAATGTCCAACAGCCGCTGCATCACCAAATGCAACTGATTTTGTAGCTCCGCGTTCTGTTTCACTACGTCAGCTGTAAACTGCGACTGCTGCAGTTCGATCATACTCCGCGTCAGCTCTGTTTCAAACGTCATCTTGCGTCTCCTTTTGTTGTGCGAGATCAGAATCGGGTTCGTTGAACCGCTTCCTCTTTCAGCCACGGCCACTGATCTTTGAATATGTCTCGCCACACAATCCGCGTGTCTGCCTCGCGTAACATGCCGTTGTAACATTTGCGAGCCGCTTCCCTCGCCTCGTCCCGCTCAGCCCTTCGCAACCTGGCGGATTTTCTCCAGTAGCCGCAGCCGCCCGGTGACGACGTACAAGCCGACAGCTCCTCATTCAGCCGCTCGATCTCGCACAACGTGCAGAATGAAGGCCCGGTTTCCGGGTACGACACGAACCTCGTATTATGCTCGCACTCGTGCTCGTACGGATTCACGCCCATTACTTCTCCTCCACTGGTCCGTGGCACTCCGCTTCGTGCGCCGCTTCGCGAAGCTCCGCCCGCAGTCGCTCGATCTCGTGTTTCGCCAACGCCAACTGCACGGCTAGATCTGCCGTGAAATCCTCTGGTCCCTCACGACGCAGCCGCTCGATCTCGTCGAACATTTCCCCTTTTTGCACCGCTCGCTCGTCGCGATCTGCTGTGACACTGGCTAGTTCCTCCCGCAGCCGCTCGATCTCGGCCGCTGCTTCTCCCATCTGTCGTTCCACAACGCTACGATCCGCATTATTTCCGTAGACAGCATTTATCGCAACGGATGCCCGCAATCGTTTAGCTATGTCGCTCATCACTTCTCCTCTCCACTGCGTGGTGGAATCTTCCCCTGGGTAATCAAGTACGACGGTCCGTAGCAGATCTCCATCGTCCCATGCTGCCACAACGCGATGAGCAGAGTCTTCTCCACGTCGGTCTCAGGGACCAATTCGATTGAAATTCGCGCCTCGTGGACGTAGCCATTAGATGAAATCTTCATTGCTCGCCCTCCGCATATGCCCTCAGAATCTTGGCCGCCGTGCCCAACACATCAGGGATTCTGATAGCGTCGTCCGCCCGATTCGTCCACAAAGACGCCTCGTACTCGGCCATATTCAGAATGTCGGCCGCGAAGTTGAAGTCGCCAGTCGTTCCGCCGGCTCCTCGCACTCGCGTCACCAACTGATCTACAAATGAATTCATTCCTCCTCTCCCTCCTCCCGTGTAATCGTCCATGAGGCATCGTCAAGAACACCCTGGATATCTTCGAGTAGTAACTCGTCAATGATCGCCGCATCCTGCTTCGCTACAGACTCTTCACCTAAATCAGAGAGGAACTCATCAATCCCCCACCACGCCTCCAGCACTTTCGTCAGCGTCACTGTGTATTTCATCATTTCTCCTCTTCCGGACTGTAATGCGGCAGCGTGGCTTCCTTGTGGCAGAGCACCTTCAGCGCCTGGTAGGCGTCTGCGTGGCGCTCACACAAATCATCGGGCCATTCGGTTTCGCAGTCGCCTAGAACGATGTCGCACACTCCGAATTTCGCCGCCGCCCATACTAGCTCTTGCATTCGCTTGATTTCTTCGTCTTGTCCAGCGGTTGCTGACTGGAGGAAGGTACGAATCTTCAGCTCCGCTTCGGACTTTGCTCCCGGTTTGAAATACCCGTCCAGCACTTCAGCCAACACCGCGGCATCTCGGACGTACATAGGCTCGTTCATTATTTTCGTGCCCTCCTATCAATCTCCGCCTGCAATT